ATCCACGGTCGAAAAGTCAAGGGGTAAATGCGAAAAAATTATAAATATTTTTTGAAGGCCGATTTTATAGCGTGGCAAGGCATTCTTGAAAGAGCATTGCCGACGTTTTCCAGCCTAACAGCTTTCGGGGATAGTTGCCGATCCATGCTTCCGTTTCTTTGATTTCGGCGGCGGTGACTTCCCCGAAGTCTGTTCCTTTCGGATGACGGCGACGGATCATGCGGTTTTCGTTCTCATTGCTTCCCCGCTCGTAACTGCTGTATGGATGGCAATAGTATATCTTCGTGCGCTTGCCCTTGCATAGCGCGGATTGTTCCAGCAATTCCACGTCGGCAAATTCGCCGCCATTGTCAACGGTGATCGTCTGGAAGATCGCGCGGAACCGCCGCGCGCCGAACCGCCGTTCTAAACGGTTAAGGGCCTTGTGTACGCTTTCAAGCGTCCGATCCGGCAACAGCTCCATGATCGGCATACGGGTTTTCCGCTCGGTCAGCACAAGCAACGCTTTTCGGGAAGAATTCTTGCGTGAATATACCGTGTCCATTTCCCAATTTCCGAAGGTTTCCCGCGTGTCAACCTCTGCGGGCCGCTTTTCTATGCTGTCCCCGCTGGGCGCGCGCTTCGTGGTCTTTACCGTTCTGTATGCCTGCTTGCGCTTTGACTTTTCCGGCAAGTCCGCATTCGTGAGGGTAAGGAACACGCCTTTTTCTATGTAGCTGTAAAAGGTGCTTGTGGAAATCGTCGTTGAAAATTCCAGCCCTTCAAGCTCGATCGACGCAAGAGCGGCGGCGGGGGAATAGCCGTCTTCGGCAACCTTCTTTTCCAGATATTGCGCAAGGGCATAATCGTTCCCGATCTTCAAGGGCGCGCCCTTCGCGGCAAGGTTGCCTTCGTACCTCTGTTGCGCGATTTCCGGCGAATACCTTGTTTCCGTGGTAAGATCGGAATTCAAGTGCAAATAGGTTCCCCGCTTCAATTCTCTGTAAATCGTCGATCTATGCACATGCACGCGATCCGCGATTGCCTGCGGCTTCAAGCCTTCTTTTAAGCCCTTTTCGATCTTTAACCGATCTGTCCATGTAAGATGTTTGTGCATGTCTTTTCCTCCCACAAAATAAGCGCAAGGGCGGTTTCCCGCCCCTGCGCCAGCTTATTGTATTGCTTTATTGAATTTCTGCGCCGTCGCCTGCTGGGTAATAATATGTGCCGTCCCCCATGTCGCGGATTGAATGAATTTCTTTCCCTGCATTTTTGAGCGTCACCGCCATTCTGTTTACCGGAATGTGTATAGGCTCTTTTGTTTCCGAAATATCGACGTACACGCCGCCGTCGTTCGCTCGGAAGAAATAACAATCATGCACGCACTTCATATCTTTTCGTATGCTCCCAGCAATTCCAGCGTTTCCGGATCGGCCAGAATGTCCGGCAACCTACATTGAAGGGCGTTGCACAACTTCAAAAGCGTTGCCAGCTTCGCACCGTTCAGATCGCGCGCGCCGCGCTCGTAGTCTTGCAGGACGCGCACGGAAATTCCCGCCGCGCGTGCAAGCTGTGATTGCGACATGCCCGCCGCCGCTCTTGCGGCCTGCAATTTCTCATTGCGATAGGTTACTTTTACGCTTATTTCCACGCGCTGAACCTCCCCTTGACTTTTTCGCATTTTATCGGTTATAATATAGGCGACGGGCGGGGAATTCCCGCCGCCAGATTGTTAGGGCTGTTTGGGCTTCGCGTTAGGCTTTATGCTGATTGTGATCCGCTCCACCGTTTCACTTTCCAAAGCCTTTTTGAGAAGTTCAAGCAGTTCTTTTATCTGCTCTTCTTTCACCCTTTCACCCCCTTTCCGTGGATTTTGCTCCTTTCCTTCGTTACTCGGCTTCCCCTTGCCTGTGATCTTATTATACGCCATTTGACGTATAAAGTCAAGGGGTTTTGTAAAAATAATTGCGAAAAAATAAAAAAATCGCGGCGGGATCGCAACCCCGCCGCTTTACTTTTCTTCAAGTAGGCGTTCAACCGGAACGCCAAGCACCTTCGCAAACATTTTCAATTCAAAGTCAGCAACAACGCGGCTTCCGGTTTCGATCCTGCTGATCTGCTTTTGCGTGATCTGCATTCCCTCAATCTGCATTTTTGCCGCAAGCTGATCTTGTGTGATCTGCCGCTTTTCTCTGATTTCCCGTATGGCCGCGCCGGAAGCATTGCACTTCCCGCCGTAACGATAGATTTTCATGGTGTCACCGCCCCGTATTCCAAAGATGGTATGCCAAAGATGGATATGCCACATTGACGATAACACGCTTTTTGCTGTATAATATCCCAAAGGTGACTACGCCTTTAATTTTTGCCCATCGGGAAAGGAGCTATTCAAACCATGAAGAAAACAGCATTGATCCTCTGGATTGTTGCCGCGCTGTTTCTTGTTTCTTCCGTCCCATTATTCGTGGAAGGCAACATAGCGGCGGGCGTGTGCGGCATAGTGATTGCCGCCATTCTATTTTTTATCGGGCTTCGGAAGAAACAAGCCGTGTCCGCTCCGAAGCAGGAAGCGGCCCCGCCGTCCGCTCCAAAAGCCGCTACCAGCGCGCGGACGAATGAGCGGGCCGCGGCGTATTCGCAAGAAGGCTTTGACTTCCTCAAAACAAAGGTTGCGGGCGTAACGTTCAAGAACGGCCGCCGTTCCCGTCAAACAATCCTGCGCGCAATGTATTTCAAAGACGCGCCTTTTGACAAGGGCGACATGGAATTGACGATTGAGCGCGGGGAATGGGAAGGCAAGCCCGCCTTCGGCGTTTTCGTGAACGGGGAACAGATCGGAAACGTCCCCGCCGAACATGCGCAATTCGTGGCCGACAACTTTTCCCGCCTCGACGGGATCACGCACATAGAGGTTTACGGCGGCGGGGAAGGCCGGAACTATGGCGCGGAAATTATCTTGCGTTTCCGGAACGAATAAAACCCCATAAACGACAAAATGCCCCCGTGCCAGCCGAAAGGCCAGCACGGGGGTTTATCATGTCCATTTCGTCCTGCTCGGTTATCCCTTCCACACGCCGCCCAGCGCGGTAACGGTGTAGCGTCCGGCCTTGCCGTCCACAACAAGGCGGTTTGCGGCTTGAAAACAGCGCACGGCGTAAGCGGTGTTGCGCCCGTACACGCCATCAACGCCCGTCGCGCCGCAATTATATTTATGGGCAATCAGGGCGGTTTGAAGGGCCTTCACGTCGTCGCCTTTCATAAGCGGCTTCGTGACTTTCAGTACGCGGGCAACCTCCCAGCCGTCGCCGTCGTCCTTCTTCGGATCGGCGGGCTTGTCCTGCTTCGGCGCGGCGGCCTTGATTTCGTCGGCAAAGTATTTCGGAATGCCGTATGCGTTCCAGCCGCCTTTGCTCAACGGGCGTTTAATTACGCCGTCGTCGCGGCCCTTCGCCTCGATCACGTTCAATTCGTCGTCCACCACATAGCCGATATGCGACGCTTTGCCGGAAGACACCTTGAAAACCCAGCAACCGCGGCACACTTCGGCCTTTGTGATGATCTCGCATTTGCCCATCATGGAATTTGCGTTCATGTCGCTTTTGGAAATTCCGGCTTCGTTCTGAATGAAGGCCATTCCCAGCCCCGAACAATCGAAGGCGCGCAACACGTCCCCGAAGCCCGCTTCAACTTGCTTTTTCCAATAGGCAATAGCGCGGTTCGCGTTCTTCGCGCTGGTTTCCCGCCCTTTGATCCACTCTTCGGAAATGGTGTCTTTGCCCTGTCCCTGCGCGCCCCAAACATAGATTGAATGGTTGCGCACTTCCTCTTCCAGATGTTCAATAAAACTGTTCAAAGATTTCACTTCGGTTTCCCTCCTTATGATGATATAAGCAGGCCACGCGGCCCGCTAAAACTGTTCTTTTCGGTTGTGCGGCGTTATGCCACGGGGTAAGTAAAGGCAACCATATAACTGTTGCCCGTCACGCCGTTGTTGGCTGTAATTCTCCCATCGGGGGTTAATGAAATTCTAAGCGGTTCAACGCTTGTGCCGCTCCCGCCTGTTCCGTAGCTGGAAAAACCAAAATAAAGTTGTTTGCCAGAAGCAGGCTTCGGAAGTCCCGAAAAAATGACAATATATCCGGATGTTTTTTCTTTTACCGTTATATATGCGTTAAATTGGCACACACCATTCTTGACGCAATAATAGTTTTCTGCTTCGCCAAGCACGTAATTTGTGCCGCCCCCGCCGATTGAAGTAAGTTGCGTAACCCAATAGTCGTTTAGGGCATCGTTGATTTTTTTGCTACTCCATACCGTATCAGCAGATACGGTATTATCATCAATGGCGGCCCCGTCTTTGCCCGCTGGCCCTGTCGGGCCTTCCGGCCCGCGAATATTCACGGACGCGGGATTGCTCAACCCGCCGTCATTCAGCCATGAAAGATCGCCTTCGGGGGTAACTGTCGGCGTGAAGACGGCCCCCGCTGGGCCGCGCGGCCCTATGATATTGACGGGCGCGGGGTTTTCCAAGCCGCCGTTATTCGCCCACGTGAGATCGCCCGTGTCGGACACGGAAGGAACATAGACGGCCCCCGCTGGCCCCTGCTGGCCTTCCTGTCCCGTCAAGCCGCGTTCGCCCTGCGGCCCCTGCGCGCCGCGAAAGGCGATAATCTGCCAAAAGGGATCGTTGGCCGTGCCGTCCGTTGGCGGCGTGTTATCCGGATTGTCCACCTTCGCAACGTAGGTGTTGCCGTCCGTGAATGTGATATAGTCGCTTTTGGTGTACGGGGGATCGGCGGTTGCGTCATAGTCGCCGCGGGGATTGATCGCGGAAACGGCACTTTCGCCCGCTGGCCCCTGCGGGCCGCGGATATTTACGGACGCTGGATTGCTCAACCCGCCGTCATTCGTCCAAGATATGTCGCCCGTGTCCGGATCAACGGAAGGCGTGAAGATTATTCCGGCCCTGCCGTCCGCGCCCGCCGTGCCTGTCGCGCCCGCTTCGCCGTTCTTCACGTTGAAGGGCATTTCCGTTCCGTCCGTCAATTTCACGGTGATTTCGTTTGTGCCGCCGCTGTCCGGTGAAGTAACGGTTTGCACAATCGCCGCCACGCCCACGCCTGCGGCTCCCCGCGGGCCTTCCGGCCCCGCGATATTGACGGGCGCGGGGTTTTCTAACCCGCCGTCATTCGTCCACGAAAGATCGCCCGCGTCGGACACGGAAGGAATGAAGGCGGTTCCGGCCCTGCCGTCCGCAACGAAAAGCGTTTGCGTTGCCGCCGTGCCGTCGTCGTTCGTCCACGCGAAAACAACGTTGTTCCCACCGTCAACGGGCGTTATGCTCTGGATCGTGCAATTTTTGCCCGCGCGCACGCCGCTTCCTGCAACCACTTCGTCAACGTACTTTTTCGCAAGTGCAAGAGTGATAATGTCCATTAGATCACCTTCCATTCTCCCGCGCCGTTCAACATGCGGGCGGTTCCGTTTTCGATCACAAAGGCGGTGCTTCCCGCCGCGCAATTCGTCGGAAGGTCTGCAACGTCGCTTTCGTAGTCGCAAACAAATTCCCGAATATCCGCATTACTCTTGTCGTACTGCTTTGTTTGATGTACTGCCATATCTGCATTGCCTCCTATCTCTGAAAATAAGAAAAGCCCCGCCGCCGCGAAGAGCGGAAGCGGGGCAATGTGTTCTTTACGGCGGCGCATGGCCGCCGCCAGCAGGCCGCCAGCGTAAAGGAGTAAAACCGCGGCGGCGTGTTGGTGTTAGTCTGTGGGCGCGGCCTCCGGAAGCTCTGCAACTCCAATTTCCTTCGGAAGCTCATACACGGCGGCTTCAATCATGTTTTCAACCTCTTCCCAATTCAGATCAAAGCCTTTACTATTCAGAAATTCCAGCACATACGCCTTCTTTTCCGCGCCGCGTCCCGATCCGGTGTAAATCTGTTCGGCGGCCTGCACCGCGATTGTCACCCACTCGTAATACTGCGCCAGCTTTTCCGCGCTTACTTTCTGTTTCAGCCACGGGATCACGAATGCCACCACAATAGCGGCAATCAGCGCAATAACAGCGTTCACAACGGGGGTAATGTCGATCATGGTTTATACCTCACTTTCTTCGTCTTCGGTGTTCAACTGTTCTTTTTTCTTGATCCGTGCGGTGATAACTTCGGCAACACGTTTCAGCATGAGCGCGCCGCACTCGATCACCACCGCGCCGAAATACTGTTCAATCAGCGTCGTTTGCTCCACGCCCGTAATAAGGAACGAAATATACTGCGCAACAATAAAAATCGCGGTTGTAATGCCGATCACAATTACAACCCGCGTCGCAAATCGTTCATTCATTTTCGGTGCTTTGAAGACGCGCTTTCCCTTGTTGCCAAACAGCTTCATGCCTGCCGCCTCCCGCTACCCCTTTACAAGCGTGAGATCGGCCAGCTTGACGGCGGCGACCACAACGCCGCCGTAGGTGATAACAACGCGATCGCCGGAAATCTCTTTCACAACATGATCGCGGTTGTATACGAAAGAGGCAAGGCCGCCGCCCGTGTAGGTCTTCGCGCCCTTGTTCAGCCGGACAACGCTTCCGGCCTTGATTTCCGCGGGCGCGGCCTGTTCGATGTCGGCCGCGTCAACCCAGCCGTGAACCGTGGAACCGCCGCCCGCCACTTTTACAAGGTGGTACGGGTGTTTGCCGCTCTTCGCAATCTTTGTGATCGTCGCCTTGCCGCTCTTGCACGTCTTCCCGTTGGAAGCGTTGGAAGAAGTGTAATGCTTCGATCCGGTGAAGGTCACAACGTCGCCCACGGCCAGCCCTGCGGCCGCCTCGTTGCCGCCGCCGCTTTCCGGCTTGCTGTCGCCGCCCGCTCCCAGCCTTTTATTTACCTCTGCGGCGATTTCGTCATGCAGATTGTAAAGGTAATCGCCGGGGCAAGACTTGTTTGCAAACCAGCGGTGAACGGTCATGTTCTGTTTGTCGGTCTGCCCGATCAAAGACTTGTCGCCGCGCCAAAGCAATTTTTCAATGCCGTTGCGCTGGCAAATATCCGTCACAAGGTCAAGCAGGGCCGCATACGCCTTTTCGGTGACGGCGTAAGGGTGTGTTGTGTCGCTGGCAACCTCGATCGTGATTGCGCGGTTGTCGTTGGACGCGGAAGAACTGCACCACGAACGATCTTTTTCCTCAACGGAAAGGCCGATCGAACCATCCTTGCCAACGACGTAGTTTGCGGAACAATCCCGATCCGTGGTATAGAAATAATCGCAACCCTGCTTCGCTGTCCATTGGCCGACAATGCAATGAATGGTGATGGTGTCGATCTTGTTCTTGCACGGGCTTGTCCGGTTCGGGGAAATCCGCGTATATGTTACCAATTTGCTATTGCTCATGATGAAGCCCCCTTCAATGCTCTGCGTCGTGATCGTGAGAACGGGCGCGGCCCGCTCCCATTTCGTCAAGGCGTTTGTGCGCCTGCTTCGCGGACGCTTCCACGGCAACCAGCCGTTCCACAAATTCCGTGTTGGTTTTCCGCTGTTCGCGCTGTTCTGCCTTGATGTCGTCGATCCCGCCCTTGATATAGCCGATTTCGGTTAATACCGTAGCGTCCCGCCGCGTTTCGTCTTCGGTGTCCTTCGTCTTGTTGCGGGCGAAGGCGGCATATCCGAAGACGATTGCGCAAACGGTGCTTATAACCGAAATCACGGTCAAAATCTGTTCCATGCTCTCACCGCCTTTACTCCACCTTTTCCCATTGCCACATACCCGCGGTATCGGGCGGGTATACACAATCGGGCATATCCAGCTTTGCAAGGTAGATTTCGCCCTTGTAGCTGTAATATAGGCCCTCTTTGACGTTTACCAGCACGCCCGCGGTTTCGGGGTACGGGATCGGATCGTCAAGCGTTCCGGTGTGCGAAAGCTCCACATGCCGATAATAGGCGAATGTGGTTGCCACGGGGAACGCGGCGGCGTTGGACGTGTGCGGCGCGACGATCTCATAATAGAGGCCGTCGCACTTGATGATTTCGCCCTTGTTTTTGTATTCGTGGTTGTCCTTGAATTCGTCATAGTCCACGACGGACGTTGACACAAGGATCATATCGTCGGTAATGACGTTTGTTCCCGCCGCGCGATCCTGCATGATCTGCGCCTTAAAGGTCATGGAAAGCAAAGCGGCGGTTCCGTCGCCCGCCTGCTTTACTTCGCCAATTTCCCTTTTCAGCTCTTCGGTGTTGTCCGGTTTATCTTTTCTG